TTCCATCTAATCAATTAATTCAGGTTACTGATTTAGTTGGATTAAAACAGACTGGATGGTATAATGGTAAAGAATACTATGGTGCTGTCTTCTATAAAGATGGTGTTCGGTATGCAGGATACTATGAAACTGCTGGTGTATTGATTCGTGTCTACAGTACCAAGCAAGAAAGTATCGATGCTCAAGTTACTACTCCACCTTCTGCAATCCTTAGACAGGGTACTGATGTTAGCAGTAACGATCCTAGACTTAATATTCCAGGAACTCCACAGTAAATTAATGATTAAATAAAATGGCAGATCAAAAGGTAAACATAGATGATATAAACCAACGTGCTAAAAACGTTGGTCCTGATCGTAGTGGAGATACTGCCAAGCAGAATTATACTGCTCAAAGTTGGGGAAATGATCATGGTACTATTACTTTAGGTCAAGTTGATTATGTAGGTTCTGTAACTTCTGCTTTTATGGTAGAAGGAAAGGATTCTCGTCATTCATTTTCATTAGATAATGATGGACAAAGAAAGGGGTGGACTTCATCAACAAGTCCTGGTGCATTTCAGGTTGAATGTGGTAGCGATAGAGTAGAAGCAGAGGATAGCTTGATTTTAGAAGCTAAAAATGGTAACATTATTATTAAAGCACATAATGGTAAAATTCGATTACAGGGAACTGATATTGAATTGGTTGCTGTTGGTGAAGGTGATTCTAAAGGAAACATCGTATGTAGTGCTACTGAATCTTTTATGATTCATGAGACTAAAAAGGTCTTAATTAATGCTTCAGTGATGTATAAACTTTCCACTAGTGGAATTGGTGAAGTCACTGCTAATAGTGTTTTAAAAGTATACGGGTCTATAATCCGTGGTGTAACTGATGCATGTTCCGTCAAAGATTCTAAAGTTGGCGGTCAACGTTATCAAGCAGATCAAAATCAAGACTAGGAGGTAAAAATGTCTTTTGCATTCGATGATATAAATTGTGGCGGTCAGTTGCAAGTAGGAACAGGAGTTGTTCCAGCTATTGGAGTTGGTGATAATAAAATTAATGGATCTGCTCATGTGGAAGGTCCAATGGTTGTTGGTCCACCTCAAGCATATCCAGCAGCAACTGCTACTATGATGGTAGGACCTCTTGCTAATGATGATCCTGATTGTCCTGTTGTTCCCCATGCTTTAATGGTAAGTGGTGGAACTCCAAATGCTGTCATGGTTGTTGGGGATATGTATGTTACTGGTGCTGTAGATTGTCTTTGGAAAGGTAGACTTGCTTCTAGATTTTCTGCTGCAGATGGTAAACCAAAACTTTTTGATATAGATCACCCAACTAAAGGAGAAGGTCATCGTCTTGCACATGCTTGTATTGAGGGACCAGAAGTTGGTGTATATTATAGAGGAAGACTAAGGAATAAGAAGGTTATAGAATTGCCTCATTACTGGAAGGGATTGGTGCATACTGATAGTATCTCTGTTCAGTTACAACCGATAGGTGCTCATCAAGATATTATTATAAAAAGATGGGATGATACTAAAATATATCTACAGTCAAAAGCAAATTTCCCAATAGATTGTTTTTATCATGTATATGGAGAAAGAAAGGATGTAGATGCTCTTGTTGTAGAATATGAAGGTAAGAGTTGTGAAGATCATCCACAAAGAAAAACTGATGATGAGGGTAACGTAACTTGGGAGAAAACAAGTTCGAGTTCCCATAATACTTGGACTCAATAACTTGACTTCTATTTTATTTTCGTATATACTACTTAAATAATTGGTCTAGGTTTATGGAAGATGAGTATTTGACTAAGTGTGTGGTAGATCCATCAAAGAGAACTGTCTATCTATATTCCAGTGAAGGAGATAAGAAGGTAGTCGAGTGTGATACTATAGATGAATTTATGAATGTATTGGGTTTTGTGAGAGATACCTGTCCAGAAGAAAGATTATCATATGCCAATCCTTTGCCAAAGTAATTTATAACTTAATAAATAAGTTATGGATATTAAACTCTGGTATTCTAAAAATATGAAGCAGTGGCGTTGGACATTGTTGGATAGCCAATTGCCCGTTCATAAATCTGGACAAAAGTATGACCTTCGTGAAGCAATGATTGATGTTGCCACTACAGTGGAAACTATGATAGAAAATGATGAATACAATGGACAAGATGAATGAAAATGAATTAGAGAATGAAAGATGGATTGATGATGATTATGAAATGATTAGTCAATTTTATACTGCAAAAAGAATGCATCCAAACATTCCTTTTTATTTGCAGGATGAGAATGGGGAAACATTTGTATTTGGTTGGGATTTAATCTATCAGTATATTACAAAACTCACAGAGGGTTCATTTTACCCAGATTGGTGATGCTTTTTTTAAAGCTAAATAATCCATAACAAGAACTATAGTGCTAATAAGATGGGTCTCTCACGATTAGAGAATTTTCTAAAATCTGCTAGAGGAACTATCCTCTATGTAAATCCAAATGACTTAGATGCGACAGATAGTGTTGAGAATCAAGGTAATTCTCTTACTCGCCCATTTAAGACTATTCAACGTGCTTTGATTGAATCCTCAAGGTTTTCATATCAAAAGGGGATGGATAATGATAGATTTGGTAAGACGACGATTGTAATATATCCTGGCGAACATCTTGTAGATAATAGACCTGGTTGGATTCCTGATGGTGCAAGTAACTATAGATTAAGAAACGGTACTGTATCTAATGATTTACCTGCATTTGACTCTACATCGAACTTTGATCTTTCTTCTGCAGACAATGAACTTTATAAACTGAATAGTATATATGGTGGAGTTATAATACCAAGGGGAACTTCTTTAGTTGGTATGGATCTTCGTAAGACTAAGATTCGTCCTAAGTATGTTCCAAACCCAACGAACGATAATATCGAGAGATCAGCAATATTCCGTGTAACTGGTGGATGTTATTTCTGGCAGTTTAGTGTCTTTGATGCAGATCCAAATGGTACTTGCATTACTGACTATACAACTAACGAAGTTATTCCAAACTTCTCACACCATAAATTAACTGTATTTGAGTATGCTGATGGTGTAAATGCTGTTAGTATCAGTGACGAGTTCCAGACTTATAGTACTACTCGTACTGATTTGGATATGTATTATGAGAAGGTTGGTCTAGTTTATGGACAATCTTCTGGTCGTGCAATCGAACCTGATTATCCTTCTTCTGGAATGGATATTCAGCCCAAGATTGATGAATATAGAATTGTTGGTTCCACAGGTGAATCTGTTGGTATTTCTAGTATATACGCTGGAGATTCAGGCACTGCAACGACTAAGATAACTGTTACTACAACATCTGCTGTTGATGGATTACAAGTAGATACTCCATTCCGTATTTCTGGAGTTACTGCAACTGGATATAGTGGACAGTTTGTTGTTGCTGAGAAACCAAGTGCTACTGTAGCAGTTTATAATGTACAGACTGCACCCGATGATGCTGCTCCTTCTTCTGCTGGTGCAACATTAGCACTTACCTCTGATACAGTAACTTCTGCATCACCATATATTCTTAACGTATCTTCGAGATCTGTTTATGGTATGTGTGGTTGTCTTGCTGATGGAGATAAGGCAACTGGATTTAAGTCTATGATTATATCCCAATTCACTGGTATTGGGGTACAGAAAGATGATAATGCGTTTGTAATATACAATAATTCTACACCTAAGACTGGTGCGTATGATGATAATAGTAATGCAACGAAACCATTAAGTACTGATTCTAAGGCAGTACATAAGCCAGCATATAGAAACTATCATATTAAGACAGTAAATGATGCAACAATTCAGAACTCATCATCATTTGCTATCGGTTATGCTGAACACTTTGCTGTTGGAAGTGGTGGTGACATCTCTATGTCTAACTCCAGTTCTAACTTTGGATCGAAAGCACTTGTAGCAAAAGGATTTAAGAGAACTTCATTTAGTCAAGACGACACAGGATATATTACTCATATTATTCCACCTAAAGAAATTCCTCTTACTGAGACTTCTGTGGAATTTGAGTTGATTGATGTTAATAAAACTGGATCTGCTGTTGGTGTTGGATCAACTGGATTCCTTTACTTATATGGACAAACAAACATTGACACCCCTCCAGAAAACGTAATTGATGGTTATAGAGTTGGTGCAAGAGAAAATGATAGTGTAAGAGCTTTGATATCTTCTGCAGGTATTACTTCAGAATATACCTCACGTATTGTTATGCAAGGAAAGAACAATACTGAAGGTTCTTTAGTTGCAGAATCTAGTTCTGAAAAAGTATTCACAGTTAATAGAAGTGCTGCTGGTATTAATAGTATTGGTAGTAATAGTTCTGGTGGAACTGCAAACGTTCTTACTTTAAGTTCTGCTCATAACTTTATTAATGGTGAAACTGTTAGAGTTATAGGTGATACTGGACAACTTCCTGATGGATTGGTTGCAAACACTGTTTATTTTGCAATCACAAGTGGTTCTGGTATTTCTACTAACGTTAATATTAAACTTGGTAAGACTCTTGACGATGCGTTAAAAGATAATGAACTATCAATTAATAATAAAGGTGGTGTTTTAAAGGTCATTAGTAGAGTTACAGATAAAAACTCTGGTGATATTGGACACCCAATTCAGTATGATAGTAGTCAGAGTCAATGGTATATTAACGTTTCTACTGCATCTACTGATAATACAATATATCCTACGATTGTTGGACTTGGATCTACTGCGTTAGGAGAAGCAACACCTAGAACTTTCTTTAAGAGAAGAACTGATAACAGAAACCCACTTGATAGTCTTTATCGTGCAAGATATCTTATTCCTAAGTCTGGTAGCACAGCAAGACCACCTAGTGATGGATTTATTTTACAGGAATCTAATACTGCAATTGGTGCAACTACTGGAGAAATTCAGACTTACTTTGGTAGTGGATCACTTTCCAATCAGAATGAGCAAAGAAACTTTAGATTTATTGCAGATGCAAGTTGGGATGGAACTAATGCTACTATAACAACTGAACTTCCTCATGATCTTACAATTGGATCTGAAGTAGAACTTGTTAATGTTAAGAGTAGTGAGAATACATCTGCTACTAAGGGATCTGGATTTGATATGACCTTTGTGGTTGCTGGTATTAGTAGTGCCAAGCAATTTACTGTAGGTTTATCAACTGACCCTGGTTCATTTACGAATGATACATCTGCTAGAACTACAGCACTTCCATATTTTAAGAGAAAGAAATATGAGAATACCTATTATGTCTTTAAGAGTGAAGAAGCACAAGAATATATTGCTGGAGAACAGGATGGTATTTACTATCTAACTTTCCTTAATGCATCTAACTCTCCAACTGTCAGCCCATTTACAGAAGAGAAGTTCTCACAACCTGTTAAAGAATTATATCCACAGGTTGTAAGAGATAATCCTGTATCAGACCCAACAGCAGCAAAATCATTTGCTATTTCAGGTCAGATTGGTGAGGTTGCTATTGATGATGTTAGAAATAGTCTTACAAAAGAGACATTAAACAAGTATAATGCTGACGTTACGATTGGTGTAGGTATTACTGAGATTCAATCTCAATCAGGTACTGCTCATACCATTACTACTTTAATACCTCACGGATTAAACAGAGCAACTGTTCTAAGTATTGTTTCTGGTGGTGCTGGATATGGATCTGGTTCTGCAGGAGATATTTACAATGCTAGATTGGTTGGTATTGGAACATCTGTAACTGGTAGAGATGCTACTGCTAAACTTACTGTTGATGCTAGTGGTACTATTACTGGTGTTAAGATTATGTCTGGTGGTGGTTCCTATGGTATAGGTAACACCATGAATGTGGTTGGTGTTACTACATATGCTGGATTCTCACAAGCAGTTGTTAAGGTTGACCAAATTTATGACAACGTTGGAGATGTACTTAAGATTACTGGAGTTTCTTCTGAGACTTATCAAGGATATAATGATCTATACAGAATTACTGGAATAGGTACTACAGGAACAAGTATTACAGTATCTTCTGCGTCTACTGTTACTGGATTTAGTACAACTGGTATTGGTGGAACTAATACTACAGGTTCTTACTTATACTTAACAGGACCATCTCTAGGAATTCAGACTAGCACATTTAGTTATACTAATGTGAGTGGAATTGCTACTGTTATAACGGAACAACGGCATGGATTAAAGGCTGATACAAAGGTTCGATTTGCTGGATTTACAACAGCGTCGGAGATTTATAATGGAAGTTGGGTAGTTAATGAGATTCTTACTGCAACTTCATTCTCTGCTATTGTTGGTGTTGGAACTACTGTACCAACTGCAACAGGTACTCCTTGGGTATTCCCTGAAGGATATTCCTCAAGAGATGGTGTTATTACAGAGAACAATGAGAACTTAAATGGTAGAATGATTATTGCTTATGATAATCTTACTTCCGATCTATCTTCTCAAACTGTTAGTGCTGTTTCCGCATCTATTAATATAACAAGCAGTCAGAATTTAGATATTAATATTGGTGATTATCTCATGGTTAATGATGAGATAATGAGGGTTAAGACAACTACGACTGGTGCAGCAAACGAAGCATTTGATGTTTTCCGTGGTGTTTTAGGTACAAAAGCAACAGCACATGCTATTAATTCTGTTGTTAGAAGAATTAGAGTATATCCTGTAGAACTTAGAAGGCACTCAATTCTACGTGCTTCTGGTCATACATTTGAGTATGTTGGTTTTGGTCCAGGTAACTACTCTACTGCATTCCCATCTGTACAGGATAGGGATATAACCAGACAAGAAGAACTCTTGGCGCAGTCTACCAGACAAGATGGTGGTATGAACTACTACACTGGTATGAATGATAAGGGTATTTCATACAATGGTTATAAGAGATTAAGTGCATTAACTGGAACAGAAGAAATCTTTGACACTCCAGTTAGAACAATTACTGGTGAGGACATTGGTAACCTTGCATCTCTAAACGTTACTGAATCATCACAGGCAGCATTTAGTAGATCAATTAAGGTTGAGGGTGGATCAGACAACAAGATTACATCTGAATTTAATGGTCCTGTTATTCTTTCTAATAAGTTAACATCAACATCTGATAAAGGTATTGAGGCAAACTCCTTCTTCATTCAGGGTGACCAAATCGTTTCTAGAAAACTTGCTCTTGCAGGATCTACTCCAGTATTGGCAGGTAACCCAGGAGACGTAGTTTACTACTCTGACCCAACTGAAGGTGGATATGCTGGATGGGTTTATACTACTGCTAACGATTGGAGAAGGTTTGGTAGTGTAAGTCTTGAGAAAGATTTAAATATTGAGGTTTACGATAAGGTTGGCATCGGAACTACAAATCCATTTGATTTAACCTTACAAGTTGGTTCTGGAACTTCATTATTCGCAGCAGATAGCGATGGTGTTGGTATTGGTACAACTGCTAATGGTTATAAGTTAAATGTTGAGGGTGGTGCTTGGGTTTCTGGTATTGTAACAGCACAGAAATTCTCTGGTGATGGATCGGAATTAACCAGTCTTAACGTATCTGCTACTGGATGGGGAAATTATACATCTGGTGTAGGTTCGATTACTTATAATACTAATCAAGATAAGGTAGGTATAGGAACTACTCAACCACGATTCTCCCTTGAGGTTGGAAATATTGGTGCTTCTGGTACTAGTTTCTATGTAAATGGAGATTCACATTTTGTAGGATTTACTACTAGCAATGATGCATATGTGAGTGGAATGCTTACAGTGACCAATGTTCATCTTCCTAATGCTGCTGGTACAGTAACCGTTAATAAGGTAGGTATTGGAACTACCAATCCACTACAATCTGTCCAAGTTGGACTTGGTAATACTACTGATGTAATGGTAATTAGTGGTGTTGGATCGGTTGG